GCCTGATGCAACAGGAACCGTTGTTCTTGCAGACGGTAGCGGAAACGTTACAATTAGTGGAAACCTTACAGTAAGCGGTACAACTACAACTATTGATTCAACTACTATAAATGTTGTAAATTCATTTGTTTTTGAGGGTACCGCCAATGCTCACGAAACAACCTTAACAATAACAGACCCAACAGCAGATAGAACAATTACTTTGCCAGACGTTACTGGTACAGTTATTACTAATGGTAACTTCCCCGCTCTTACATGGGGTCAAGTAAAAAATGGTGGAGCGTTATAGTACTTTTGTTTTTACAAAGTGCTCAACCTTTAGTTTAACCTTAATCTTTTTAAAACCAACGTAAATTATAACTTTTTGTTATAAAAAATTTATGGTATACTGTATACTACTTTATAAAACTTAAAGTTCTCATCTTATTTTTTGCGGAAAGGTATTAAAAAAATCATGTCTGATATATTTTCATTTCGTCTTTTAGAAGAATTTGTTAACAAATACAAAACCATAGAGCCTCCTTTTGGCTTTGCTGATGCAGGAAGTAACTCTCTTGGTGAAATAACATTTATACGCACTTATTCTCGTGTAAAAGAAGACGGAACAAAAGAAAGATGGCATGAGGTTTGCAAGCGGGTAATTGAAGGAATGTATTCAGTACAAAAGAATCACGCTAAAGACAATCGCCTACCTTGGAATGACAACAAGAGTCAAAAATCTGCTCAAGAAGCCTATGATCGTATGTTTAATTTAAAGTGGACTCCGCCAGGCAGAGGTCTTTGGGCATTTGGTACTCCTATGACTATGGAGAAACGTAATTCTGCATCCCTGCAAAATTGTGCGATGGTATCAACAAGAGACATTGACCGTAATGATCCAGGAGCCTTATTTGCTTGGGTTATGGATGCCTTAATGTTGGGTATAGGTGTAGGGTTTGATACTGTTGGTCAAGAAAAAGAAATGTCTATTTATGCTCCAACAGAGCCAGAAAATGTATGGGATATTCCAGATACTCGTGAGGGGTGGGTTGACTCAGTACGGATGCTCTTAAATTCCTATTTAAGACCTAATCAGGCCATACAGAAGTTTAACTATGATCTTATCCGTCCTCTAGGTGCCCCTATAAAAGGCTTTGGAGGGGTCGCCAGTGGTCCAGCACCACTTATTGCACTACATAACAAGATAGATGCAGTTATTGGCGGTAGAGCAGGAGAAAAACTTGATTCTAGAGCAATAGTAGATATTGTTAATCTTATTGGTACATGTGTTGTTTCTGGAAATGTTCGTCGTTCCGCTACCCTTGCTTTAGGCTTAGCAGGAGATGATGATTTTATTAATTTAAAGAATGCAGAGGTTTTTCCAGATCGTAATTCATTTGATCCAGAAAAACCAGGATGGTCGTGGATGTCAAATAATTCTATCTCTGCAGAAGTTGGAACAAAATATGAAGACTATGTTGATTTAATTTCAAATAATGGAGAGCCAGGATTTATTTGGTTAGATGTTGCTAGAGATTATGGAAGATTAGCAGATGCTGCAGACTACAAAGATTCTCGTGTAATGGGTTTTAATCCATGTGCAGAACAACCATTAGAATCTTATGAATTGTGCACTCTTGTAGAGGTTCATTTAAATCGTCACGAAGATAAAGAAGATTTTCTTCGTACATTAAAATTTGCATATCTATATGGCAAAACCGTTACATTAATGCCAACGCATTGGCAAGCCACAAATGGAATTATGCAACGCAATCGTCGTATTGGAACATCACTAACTGGTATTGCATCTTTTGCAGATACAAAAGGTATGCCAGTAATTCGTGAATGGATGGACGAGGGGTACAAAAAAATTCGTGCATACGATCATACTTACTCAGAATGGTTATGTGTACGTGAATCAATTCGTGTAACTACTGTTAAGCCTTCTGGTTCTGTTTCATTGCTTTCTGGTGCTACCCCTGGAGTTCACTGGGGTCCTGGAGGATCTTTCTATCTTCGTGCTATAAGGTTTGGCAATACAGATCCAATGGTGCATTTATTTAAAGCAGCGGGGTATAAAATTGAAGATGACGTAGTATCAGCAAATACTTCAGTAGTCTATTTCCCAGTGGCATCTGGACATCCTCGTTCTGAGAAAGATGTAAGTCTTTTTGAAAAGATTGGTTTGGCTGCTACCGCTCAAAAGTATTGGTCTGATAATGGAGTATCTGTAACCTTGTCATTTGACAAAGAGTCTGAAAGCAAACATATTGCTCCAGCACTACATATGTATGAGGGTCAATTAAAAGCAGTTTCATTTTTACCTATGGGTAATCAAACCTATCCACAACAACCATATACAAATATAACAAAAGAAGAATATAATTCTTATGTAGGTAAAATTGCCAAAATTGATTGGTCTGCTATTTATGATGGTAAGGATAATCTTGACGCAGAGTCTGAAAAATACTGTTCAACAGACGCTTGCGAAATTAAATTATACTAAGTCTCATCCTGCTATAATAATGGGATAGGAGAACTATGTCTAACCCATCCAATTTATATGCAGAAAAAGTATATGCAGAGCACCCTACGATATTATGGGCATTGGACGATACCGCTGATTATTTAAGTTTAATTACTGAAGCACAAAGGGCATTTACAAGTTGGACAAGAACAAATGTAACCTCTATAGCGGCAACAAGTGCTCCAGATATTGAGCCTTTTACAGATAGTACAGTTAATAAGTTAAATTTGGTTATACCCGCCAATACTAGTTTTACTATTACCTGCATAAGTGATGATTTGGTTAATCTTTCTAATTTAAACTCAGACTTAGCAACATTTTCAGTAGGCACATATTTTTATGACGAAACCGCTGTTTTAAGTTCTGTTTCTATTGGCTATGAATATACAGATACTACAACTGCTTTAGATGTTCAAAATTTAAATACTTTTGATACAACACTAAATAGTCAATGGGGATTTGTTTCAGGAACATTTGAAACTCCTAATGAAAATACAACAATGAGAGCAGTTGTTAAGGCAACCTTTAACGGAGGAGCATCTACATCAACAACCGCATTTTATATTAATGGAGTTACCATAGGACAATGGGCTGAAGAACATAATAATCAATCTTTAGGAGTGGAAGGTTCAGCAGTTACTTCAATTGCAATTGCAACTACAAGTGGTGTACAAGCAGAAGCGTATGGCTTGGGTGGAGAAGATGCTTATTATTTAATTAATGACAATGCTTTAATGGCTAGAAATTCTAGTATCCCAATGGTTTATGGTGCAAGTGGATCTACAATATTAAGACCAAACACTTCTGGAGAACCATCTTTAATAGTTCCAGGAAAAGGATTTTTAAATATTGCTGGTCAATATAAAGACTACACTGTTGAGTTTTGGGCTAGAATTAATTCTAATGCAACAACTCCTAAAAGAATATTTGGACCAATAGCATCTTCTGACGGACTTTATGTAGATGGTGGATTTTTAACATTAGTTATAGGTAATAGTTTTGGCTCTCACTTTGTTGGTGAGTGGTTTAGACCAATGTTAATTCATATAAGGTTAATTAGAAATAATGCGACGGTACTAGTTAATGGAGAAGAAGTAATTAACTTAGCAATTGATACTGATACCTTGGTGCTTCCAGAAATATTAGACAACTCTAATGATGAACAAGATTGGCTAGGATTTTATTCATATTCAGACGTAACTCCAATTGAAATAGATTGTATAGCAATTTATTCTTATCAGGTTCCAATTACAGTAGCAAAACGTAGGTGGGTATATGGCCAAGGAGTATTGTCTCCAGAAGGAATTAACTCCGCATATGGAGGAAGTTCTGCTTTTATTGATTATGGATTTGCTAACTATACCGCCAACTATACCTATCCAGATTTTGCAAGTTGGAATCAGGGGTCATTTGATAATTTAATAACAGCATCAACATACATAGGAACACCAGATTATCAATTACCAACAATATTTATAGATGGTGAATCTTTACAAGATTTTTATGATGACAATCAAGATGCACAAGATGAAGATAACAAGTTTATAACATTTAGACCAACAACCAGTTGGAACTCTGTTCATGCTTATTATAATTTTCCTAATTTTAATGTGTTAAATGAAGAAGTAAAAGCGGTATATGGAGTATTTAGCCATGACGACATTACTTCTATTGAGCAAACATTATTTAAAATATACAATAAAACAAACGGTAATTATTTTAAAGTAATACAAGATGACGATGATCTTGTTTACAGTTTATATTACAACGGAGCAAGTACATCTTTATATACTTACTCTAGTATAGGCGTAGATGATATTTTTGCAGTTGGTATTAATATTCCAGACTTAGTTTCAAGATTTGGAGGCACAGTTGCTTCATTCTTTGGAAACAAAAATGGTCTTGAATTATATGTTGGTGGAGATACCGTTGCAGCAAATACTTTTGAAGGACAAATGTATTCTTTTGGTTTATCTACCGCTGTTAATTTAGACCAAGCAACAGATTATTTTTCAAATGGATTTGCAGTTACAACATCTGGTGAGTCTCTTATAGCATATACAGCAAGTTATACTTTGCTACCTTCTGAAGCATATGATACATATTTCTTAGATATTGGAGTGTCAGGTTATTGGGAAGATTATTTACCTTTATCATATTTTGCACAGTTTGTTAATAATGATGCTGGAAATAAATTTTATGAGTTAGATTTTTTACAATTTAACATAGGATATCCAGCGCCATCAGAACTTATTGATCAGGCTTCTACAAGTTCTTGGACTTATCAAGAACTTAAAGAAGAATATGAGTATCCTGTTCAAAGAACTTATAATCAACTTGATAATTATTTATTTACTGGCTGGGACAATTACACACAAATGTCTGGTCAAACAGATAAATATTACGAATACGATACAGAAGATGCATCAATTAGAAGTTATGTAACATTTCAATATATTGCAGATGGAGCAAATGCACCTCGTTCTAACTTTACTACAACCAGAACTGCAAGAGAAGGATCAATAATTGACGTATCAGAATTTACAAATTGGCGAACAACTAAGTTTGAGGTTGTAGATAATACTTTAATTTACCCATCAAAAAATACTAATTTTAATGACCTTGCTATCGTAACGCATTTAGATTTTAATATTCGTGGTATTTTAAGAAAGCCTCTTAGACTTAAAAAACTTGAACTGGCTTCACAAGCATTTAATGACAACTCATTTAACCCAGTAGGAACTAGATTTGGCATTGATATATTCCCTTACAAAAAAGCGGGTATTTATTATGATTACAAATCTAAAAATCCATTTAGTATTTACAAAGGCAGCACTCCATATTTGTATTTAAACAAGAGTTCTGGAATTAAGATTCGTGGAGACTACGATCCGTTAATTAACAGAGGTTTGTCAATTCCAGTAAATATTAATAGGGCAGACAATTATCGTGTAAGCGCAGTTCAGATGTGGATGAAATATGATGAAAGACAATTCCCAGAAACACCTGTAGAACTATTTGATATTAAATATCGTACGGACACTATTAAGTTTTATTTTGTAGCAGATAGTGAAACTGGGGATCGTGCCAGAATATATGCAAGAAGTTTGGCAACTGGAGCAGAGTACAACGGAATATCATATTATTGGAATGGCAAACTTGTAAGAGAGCCTGTAGCAACCAGAAATGAATGGGGAGTTCTTGGAATTGGCTTTACAAACTCCCTATTATATGATTTATTTTTAGGCTCTATTAACCTTAATGGACAATTTGTATTCAATAATATTGCATTCTATCAAGCAAACAATCTACAACAGGTTCAAAGTACCCTAACAAGGCCTTGGCAACAGGTAATAACTGACGGTGCAACAAATTATCAATGGCAGTATTGGGAGAATAATGCTACATGGGAAGGTGTGCTTGTTATTGGAGCCTCAGAACTATATGGAGTTAACCCTGCAGATGTTTACAATACCTACATAGGAACTAATAAGATTATCTTTGATGATGATGAAGGTTTAATAATAGATGCAAATAAAATGAAAATATATCAAGATACAACTTGGACAGTAACTGTAGGTACACCAGTATAATCTGCTATACTTGTGGATATGAGCAAACGAAAAAAGCCATTAATTGGTAATGTTAGGCGCAAAGTAATAGAAAAAAACTATGACTGGGGTCTTTATGTGTATAAAAAGGCTAATGGTAAGTGGTTTACAGATGGTCAGGGTAGTGTTTTAAACATACCCGCCATGCGTGGAGATATCGAAAAAATTACGGAATTAAAAAATGCTGCTATGTATTATGGCGATGAAGGTAACGGTAATTGTATTTTTGTGCCTGGACTAAACAGAATATCTGAAGAACAACACTCTGAAATGGTAGACAGAATGAAACAAGGACTTATTCCAAACGTAAATGATTTAGGTGCTATTTATGATGCACAAAAAACACTAAAGCAGTACGGAAAAGAGGCTTATGAAAATGGATAATAATTTTGATTATATACAAGCAAGTTTAAATACTCAATACAAAGAACCAAATCAATTTGCACAGTCAGATCCTTTTGCTAAGTCATGGGATGAACTTAAAGGTTTGAGCGGTATTGATAATAACTTCCGTCGTAGAACTAGTAGAAACCTAACAAAGGTTGCATCAGAAGATCCTGCATACCTTGAGGCTTCAGGAGCAACACCAATGGGAGACGGTAGTTCTTCTAAACAATTAAATCCTGGGACGGTATACAGAAATGGCTATGGACTATTTGACGTAATTACCCCTCCATATAACATGTATGAGTTAGCAAACTTCTATGATACAAACTTTGCTAATCATGCTGCTATTGACGCTAAGGTTGAAAATGTTGTTGGTTTGGGATATAGGTTTGATATTACAGATCGCACCATGCTAAGTTTTGAGATGAGTGATGATAGAGATAGAGTAGACAGAGCAAGAAATAGAATTGAACGAGCAAAAATTATGCTGCGGGACTGGATAGAATCTCTTAATGATGATGATTCTTTTACTACTACAATGGAAAAGATTTACACAGACCTTCAAGCAACTGGTAATGGATTTCTTGAAGTTGGTCGTAAGGTAAATGGTGAAATTGGATATGTTGGTCACATACCCGCAACTACTATTCGTGTTCGTCGTTTAAAAGATGGATTTTTACAGATTATTGGAAACAAGATTGTTTATTTTCGTAACTTTAATGCAACCAATCAAAATCCAGTAACTGCAGATCGCAGACCAAATGAGATTATTCACCTAAAACAATACTCTCCATTAAACACATTTTATGGTATTCCAGACATTTTGGCTGCCTTGCCATCTTTAATTGGAGACCAATTGGCTGCTCAGTACAACATTGATTACTTTGAAAACAAGGCTGTTCCAAGATACGTAATTACCGTAAA